CTATTGGTGTTGGCGGTACTGTTACAGGTAAAGGAGGCGATCTTGTCATTATTGACGATCCCCATTCGGAACAAGAAGCGGCACTAGCATCATCTGACCCTGCAGTATTCGATAAGGTTTATGAGTGGTACACCTCTGGTCCACGGCAACGTTTACAGCCGGGCGGGGCAATTGTGATCGTGATGACTCGTTGGAGTCTGAGGGATTTAACCGGAAAAATCCTAAAAGCGGCGCTCGAAAGGGATGGCGATGAATGGGAAGTAATCGACTTTCCTGCAATTTTGCCAAGCGAAAAACCGCTTTGGCCTGAATTCTGGAGCTACGAAGAACTTTGTGCACTGCGCCGAGAATTGCCTTTATCGAAATGGCAAGCCCAGTACCAACAACAGCCTACCTCAGAACAGGGTGCAATTATTAAAAGGGAGTGGTGGAATGAATGGGAGGGTGATGCTGCCCCTAAATGTGAATACATCATTCAATCATGGGATACGGCATTTACCAAAAACGAGCGTTCAGACTATTCTGCTTGCACAACTTGGGGAGTTTTTTACAAGGACGAAAACGAAAAGAACCCCCATATCATTCTATTGAATGCCTTTAAACGAAGAATGGAGTTTCCTGAACTCAAAGTAGAAGCTCAACGTCAGTACAAAGAATGGGAACCAGACTCACTGATTGTCGAAGCCAAGGCATCTGGAGCACCATTAGTTTATGAGTTAAGACAGATGGGTATTCCGGTCCAAGAGTTTACTCCTACAAGGGGTAATGATAAGATCATGCGTGTAAACTCAATATCGGATATTTTTGCTTCAGGTAAGGTTTGGGCGCCAAGAACTAGATGGGCGGAAGAAGTCGTAGAAGAAATGGCAGCATTTCCTAATTCTGATCATGATGACTTAGTGGACTCAGCGTCCCAAGCATTAATTAGATTTAGAAAAGGTGGCTTTATCAGATTACAATCTGACGAATGGGATGATTATGTGCCAAAGAAAAAGACGGCATATTACTAATGTTAGATAACTTTTACTACCACTGGGAAGGTATTATCCCAAAACACAAGGTAACCTCGGTAACAAAAGGGGTGCGGTATTCAGCAGTGAGTTGGGTAGTAGGCCCGACTTTTAAGTAAAGTTAATTTATGGATGAATTAGATAACTTGCCGGATGTACAAAATGTGTTTGAAACAGCACGTGGATCTGTATATGCGCAGCATTCTGATGGGTCAACTACTGGATTTCGAGAGCCATCCAATATGCCCGGAACTGGTCAAGAAATGCAACCACGCAGCGCAAAAACAATTTATATGGAAACACAGCCCGCACAAAGTTTGCAAAGCTGGATATCTGATGAGTATTTAGGAACTAAACTGGTTCCAACGCTAGATGAAAACAATAAATTAAAAGGCGTAGAAGTTCACTCCACAGATGATATTCCAAAAAGAAATATTACAAAAGGTCAAGTTTTAAGCAAATTACCTGCAACAATGTCACCTTCACAAGGGTTGCATCCAGTAGAAATATTGCCAAGTGGATTTGAAAGCCCTGTAGGATCAAAAGGAAAAGATGTTCATATTGGTAGCAAAATTACCAAGATTAGAGGAAGTACTGGAATGGGTGGAGGCGGCGGTGGAATTGGCGGTGACCCACAGCACATGTTTGGAACATTGTATGGAATGCCAACTTATAAAAAAGGCGGCTTTATAGACAAACCTTTGCAAGGAAATAAAAAAATAATATGAATGAAATGCACAAAGGATTTAAAACTTTAGAAGAAGCAAAAGCTTTTAAAGAAACCATTATTGGTGATTATGAAATTATTGGGCTTTACGATGGAATTTTCCCCGGAACAATATTTGCTTATTTTTTAAGAGAGAAACAACATGCCGATTGATAAGGCCATTTACTCAGCTCCCCAAGGGATTGATGAACTAGCAGAACAAGAATCTCCAATCGAGATTGAAATTGAAGCGCCCGCAGATGGAGCGTTAGTTGTTCTAGAACAAGAGACCGAAGTATCAGATGACTTCGGCGCAAACTTAGCTGAGTATTTAACTGAAGGCGAGTTGATGCAGATCTCCGGTGACTTAGTTGCTGAGTTTGATGCTGACGTTGCCTCCCGTAAAGATTGGATCCAGACTTACGTTGACGGCCTAGAACTCCTAGGACTTAAGATTGAAGAGCGATCAGAACCGTGGGAAGGCGCATGTGGCGTCTACCACCCTCTTTTGGCTGAGGCTTTAGTAAAGTTCCAAGCTGAAACCATGATGGCTATCTTCCCAGCTGCAGGTCCAGTGCGCACCAAGATTATTGGCAAAGAAACACCTGAGAAAAAAGATTCAGCCCAGCGTGTCGAAGATGACATGAACTATGAGCTAACCGAAGTCATGACTGAGTATCGTCCTGAAACAGAACGCATGCTTTGGGGCTTGGGATTAGCGGGTAATGCATTTAAAAAGGTTTACGAAGATCCTATCCTTAAGCGTCAGGTTTCCCTGTACGTTCCAGCAGAAGATATCGTAGTCCCTTATGGCGCTCCAGACATTGAATCAGCCGAGCGTGTAACCCATGTGATGCGTAAGACTGAGCATGACATGCAACGACTCCAGCTTTCTGGCTTTTATCGTGACGTAGATCTGGGTAGCCCAGCAAACGTTTTAGATGAAGTTGAAAAGAAAATTGCTGAAAAACTAGGATTCCGTGCGGTTCAAGATGACCGATTCAAAATCCTAGAGATGCAAACCAACTTAGATTTGCCCGGCTTTGAGCATCAAGACGAAGAAGGCAATATGACTGGTATGGCACTGCCTTATGTCATTACCATTGAAAAATCCAACGGAACAGTTTTATCAATCCGTAGAAACTGGAGAGAAGGCGATGAAACCTACCAAAAGAGAAAACACATCGTCCACTACGGGTATATTCCCGGTTTTGGTTTTTATTGTTTTGGTCTTATCCATCTTATCGGTGCTTATGCTAAAAGTGGCACTTCAATCATACGTCAGCTGGTCGATGCAGGATCCCTCTCAAATCTGCCGGGTGGCTTTAAGACCCGTGGGTTGCGAGTCAAAGGTGACGACACACCGATAGCACCGGGTGAATTCCGTGATGTGGACGTACCTTCTGGTGCGATGAAAGACAACATCATGCCATTGCCGTACAAAGAGCCAAGCCAAGTCTTGTATTCTTTGCTCAACACTATTGTTGAAGAAGGCCGCCGCTTCGCCAATACAGCAGATCTTCAAGTATCTGACATGAGTGCTGCAGCTCCTGTAGGCACAACACTGGCTATCCTTGAGCGCACCTTAAAGGTCATGTCGGCAGTTCAAGCCCGTGTCCATTACAGTTTGAAGCAGGAATTAAAACTGCTCAAAGAAATCATTGCTGATAATGCACCAAGCGACTACGACTATGAGCCTGAGACTGGTAGCCGTAAAGCCCGTAAGTCAGACTACGATAATGTTGATGTCATCCCTGTAAGCGATCCTAATGCGGCAACGTTGGCACAGAAGATTGTTCAGTACCAAGCAGCTCTTCAGTTAGCTCAGACAGCTCCTCAGTACTACAACATGCCTTTATTGCACCGTCAGATGATGGAAGTAATCGGCATTAAGAACGTACAGAAGGTTATCCCGCTACCAGAAGATCAAAAGCCACAAGATCCGGTTACAGAGAATCAAAACATTCTCATGCAAAAACCAGTCAAGGCCTTTGCTTATCAAGATCACCAAGCTCACATTACCGTCCATATGGCGGCAATGACAGATCCAAAGATTGCAGCATTGTTAGGACAAAATCCACAAGCTCAAGCTCTTCAGGGCGCTATGATGAATCACATCAATGAGCATTTAGGATGGGCATATCGTGTCCAGATCGAGCAACAACTTGGTATGAACTTGCCTCCAATGAATGATGAGACTGGTGAAGACATCCATATGGATCCAGAAGTAGAAGCCCGCCTAGCACCGCTATTGGCTCAGGCTGCAACTCAGCTCCTAAGTCAGAATCAAGCTCAAGCTGCACAGCAACAAGCCCAGCAGCAAGCTCAAGATCCTATCATTCAGATGCAACAGCAAGAACTCCAAATCAAACAGGCCGAGCAACAACGCAAAGCCCAAAAAGATCAGGCAGATATCCAGTTACGCAAGCAGCAACAAGACATCGAACGTGAACGTATTGCTAACCAAACTCGCTTACAGGGCGAAAAGCAGACTATGGACACTAAGATGGATGCTGTAAAGCTGGCTATGGAGCATCAGAAGGACAAGAAAGAGCTGGCAGTAAGTACTGCACTAGAGGCTTTCAAACATATTTCTGGTCATGCACAGAAAAATCAGCAACATCATGAAGATTTGATGGCAGATGCCCTTAAAAATCACCTTGACGTGAAGGTGCAAAGGGAAATGTCAGAGAAGACTAAGGAAATAACCCCAAAGAAAGGTAAATAATGGATGCTTTTGAGGTGCTATTACACGAAATAGACGAGAAAGTAGAAAGTTTGAGTAGTTGGATAAGCGCTGGACAGGCCAGTGACTTTAGCGGCTACCAAAAAACGTGTGGAGAGATTAGAGGTCTTCTTTTTGCACGGCAGTACATAACAGACCTTAAACAAAAATTGGAGCATTCAAACGATGAATGACTTAAATGTAGGACAAGCAGTAGATTTATCCCAGATCCTGAACAAAAAGGACGAGGAAAAAGCAACACAACTCCCTCAGCCACAAGGTTACAAGATTTTGTGCGCTATCCCTGAAGCGGAAAAAGAGTTTGAAAGCGGTATTGCTAAGGCAGATGAGACTATTCGCATCGAAGAGGTACTTACAACAGTACTTTTTGTGGTGTCAATGGGACCAGACTGCTATACCGACAAAGAACGTTACCCTACTGGACCTTGGTGTAAGGTCGGAGACTTCATTTTGGTACGCCCAAATGCAGGTTCCCGTCTCTTAATTCATGGAAAAGAGTTCCGCATCATCAATGAAGATTCCGTAGAGGCTACAGTATTAGATCCTCGTGGAATCAAACGTAAATAAGGAGGCCAAACGATGGCTACTTTTGAAGCAGCAGTAACTAAATTCCCAGATGAGATGGAAGATAAGATCGAAATCGAAAAGGATGACGATCAGATATCCATTGAAATTGAAGACGATACCCCTGAACCGGATCGTAACCGCTATCCCGCTGATCCTGAGAAAGTCAAAGCCCTAGAGGTGGATGTTGACGAATTAGATAAGTACAGCAAAGAAGCAAAAGAGAAAATGGTTGAAATGAAGCGGATCTGGCACGATGAACGCCGTGCTAAAGAGGCCGCTATTCGTGAACAACAAGCCGCAATCGAAGCAGCTCAAAGACTTTATCAAGAGAACAAGCAAATTAAAAAAATGCTCAGTTCTGGAGAGAAAGAGTACAAGGATGCTAAGAAAGATTCAGCTAAAGCTAAGATCAAAGCTGCAAAACAGATCTATAAAGAGGCTTATGAATCCGGTGACTCTGAAAGAATGGCTGAAGCTCAAGCATATTTGAACAAAGCTCAGATGGAACTTGAAAAGGTAAAGAATTTTAAGTTGCCCCCTTTACAAGAAGAGAAATTTGAAGTAAAAACACAACAACAGCCTCAAATTGTTAAGCCTGACGACAAAGTTATGGCATGGCAAGAGCGCAATCCTTGGTTCGGACAGGACGAAGAGATGACAGCCTCGGCACTTGGACTTCACGAAAAGCTCAAGCGTCAGGGTGTAGCGATAGGGTCTGAAGAGTATTACGCAAAGTTAGACGAGACGATGCGAAAAAGGTTTCCAGAAGAATTTGGAGACGAAGAAGTAAAGGTTAAGCAAAATGGAAACGGTCCTAAAGCTAAACCCACGGTAGTTGCACCAGCAAGTAGGACAACGGGTCCGAAGAAAGTCAGATTAACAACCTCGCAAGTAGCAATAGCGAAGAAACTTGGTCTTACCCCTGAGCAATATGTCCGTGAACTTTTGAAAATGGAGGCCTAACATGGCTAACGCACCACGTAGTACAAGAGAATTAGAGAACCGTGAATTTGATGAACGTCCTAAACAGTGGATGCCACCAGAATTACTCCCAGAGCCTGACAAACAGCCGGGATTCGGTTACAAATGGGTTAGAGTTTCAATGCTAAATACGGCAGATCCACGTAACATCAACGTGCGCTTCCGTGAAGGTTATGAGCCTGTAGGTATTGAAGAGCAACCTAAGTTTCGACTGTTAGTCGATCCTGAGAGTCGTTTTAAAGACAATATCGAGATCGGCGGATTGTTACTTTGCAAGCGTCCAATTGAATTTGATCAACAGCAACATGAGTATTACCAAGATCAGACTCGTAAAAATGCGGAAGCTGTGGATAACAATTTAATGCGCCAAAGTGATTCGAGAATGCCTATCTTCAAAGAAGGACGTTCAACAACTAGCTTTGGTAAAGGTACTTAACTTTTATTAATGGAGTTTTAAATGGCATATCCTACCGTTTCGGCCCCTTACGGCCTAAAGCCAGTTAATCTAATTGGTGGTCAGGTGTTCGCTGGTGCAACTCGTAACTTTCCTATCGACAATGGTTCTGCAACCGCTATTTTCAATGGCGATGCAGTTAAATTGACTTCCGATGGTACTGTTACTAAAGACACTGGTACAGCAACTGCAACCCCAGTCGGTATTTTCCTCGGCTGTTATTACACAAGTCCTACAACTAACCAACGTGTGTACTCACAGTACTATCCCGGTAACGTTACTAGCCCAATCAACGACATCACAGCTATCGTTTCAGAAGATCCAGATAATGTGTTTAAAGTTGCTTATGTTAGCGGCACAACCGTTATTAGCGCTGTAGGTCAAAACGCTATTGGTCAAAACGCTGCATTGGTACAAAACGCTGGTTCCACCATCACTGGTGATTCCGCTGTTGCTGTATCTGGCATCGCTACAACCAGCACGTTGCCTGTTCGTGTTATTCAAGGTGTTCCTGACACCGCAATCGTTACTTCCTCTACTGGTACTACTACTAGCGCAAGCACAGCCGTAACGCTTGCTGCAGCTAACAGTGCTATCACTGTAGGTATGAGCGTTGCTGGTACAGGCATTGCCGTTGGTACTTATGTAACTGCTGTATCTGGTACTAGCGTAACCTTGTCTGCTAACGCAACAGCATCTGGAACCGTTCTTTTATCTTTCGCAGGATTCACTGAATTACTGTGCAAGTGGAACTTCGGTACTCATCAATACCTCAACGCCACTGGCGTTTAATTAAGGAGCTTTTAAATGGCTATTTCACGCGCACAACTACTGAAAGAGTTGCTCCCGGGATTGAACGCATTGTTCGGACTTGAGTATGCTCGATACGGTGAAGAACACAAAGAGATCTACGAAACTGAGACTTCTGAGCGTTCTTTTGAAGAAGAAACCAAACTGTCAGGCTTTAGCGCTGCACCAGTCAAAAACGAAGGCCAAGCCATCGCTTATGACAATGCACAAGAAGCATGGACTGCACGTTACAACCACGAAACTATCGCCCTTGGCTTTAGCTTAACTGAAGAAGCAATCGAAGATAACCTCTACGATTCTTTGTCAGCTCGCTACACCAAAGGTTTAGCTCGTGCTATGGCGTACACCAAGCAAGTTAAAGCTGCTGCAGTATTGAATAACGGCTTTGCTGCCAACTACACTGGTGGCGATGGTCAACCATTGTTCTCTACAGCACATCCGTTGGTTTCTGGTGGCACTAACGCCAACACTCCTTCTACTCCTGCTGATTTGAACGAAACTGCATTGGAAAATGCTGTTATTCAGATCGCTGCATGGACAGATGAGCGTGGCCTCTTGATCGCTGCTAAACCTAAGAAATTGGTAGTTCCACCTGCATTACAGTTCGTTGCAACTCGTTTGCTTGAAACTGAATTGCGTGTTGGTACTAACAATAACGACATCAATGCAATCAAAAATAACGGTTCTGTTCCAGATGGTTACACCATTAACCACTTCTTGACAGCTCCTAATGCTTGGTTCTTGACAACTGACGTACCTAACGGCCTGAAACACTTCGAGCGTACTCCACTCCAGAATTCTATGGATGGTGACTTCGATACAGGTAACGTTCGCTACAAGTCACGTGAGCGTTATAGCTTCGGCTATTCCGACCCATTGGGCGTGTACGGTTCGTACTAATCAAAACTTGCTTCACGTGAGTTTGGACCCCACCTTAAAAAAGTGGGGTTTTTTCTTTTATTCTCTTGCACAAAACAAAGAAAGTAGTAAACTTAGACATCTGGGTGATGACTCTTATCGGACTGCCCCAGCAGACAATGCAATGATTGATAAGAGGACTTTTGCATAAGGAAACTTAATCATGGCACGTAGTACTTTCTCCGGCCCGATTTTATCGGGTACAAATCGCTTTGGCGCTCAACGCAACGTAGGTTCAGCTCTCTTGTCACAACAAGTGTTTATGGACTTCTCTAATACAACTCCACAAACAGCCAACTATGGTGGTGGATCTGGTATTTTTGTAGACGCTAATGGCATTCCTAATGATGTAGCAACTATCTGGACTCCACAAAACGGCGTATTTAGCAATAATGGCCCTACATTAGCTTCTGCTCCTACAGCAGATGCAACTGGTACAAACTATCGTGGATGCGTATTCTTGCTTCCAGAAAAGTCAACCATTGAAAACATTTTTATTGATCAAATTGTTCAGCCAACTGACGGTACACACGCTGTAACTGGCATTCAGGCTTACATCTCCAATGCATTTGCAACTTCTGGTGGCGTATACGCTACTGAAGCCGCTATCACTGGTGGAACAATTGGTCGTACAACTGCAACTTATACTGCAGCTGAATATGTAAACGCACTGTATACATTGCAAGACGTACAAAATCCACAGCCCGGTCAAGAACCAGCATGGATTTCACAAGTTGTTGTTACATTAGCATTGACAGTAACTGGCTTAACATCAGTTAACGCTGGTAAGATTGCCGTAACAATTCAGTACATGCAAAATGACCTGAACATTGGTAATGCTACAACTTACCCATATGGTAACTTTGATTAATTAATCCAAGGGGGGCTTCGGCTCCCCATTAACAATTTAGGAGATTAATTATGATGCAAACCGATGTAAAGATGGCGCACACTAATACGTCTACGGCGTTAGTGACAGGTCGTTGTCGTTTAAAACAAATTACATTCAATAGTAACGGTACTGCTGGTACGCTTATCCTTTACGATAATGCTTCTGCGGCTTCTGGTAATATTTTGTGGCAGTTTGATTTTGGAGCTAACGTAGTAGCTGTTCCTGTATTGTTGCCGGGCGAAGGTATTTTGGCCCAAAACGGTATTTATGCTACTTTAACCAACGCTAACTCCTGCACTATTTGCTATGGCTAAGAACGGTCTATACGCTAATATTCATGCCAAGCAAGAGCGCATAGCTCATGGCTCAGGTGAACGCATGCGTAAGGCCGGGGATAAAGGCGCACCAACGGCTAAGGCTTTCAAGGAATCAGCTAAAACTGAAATGAAAAAAGGTGGCGTTGCTCTCTCTATCAAAAGAGGTGAGAAGTTACCAGTTTCTAAAGGCGCTGGTCTTACAGCCAAAGGACGTGAGAAATACAATCGGGAAACGGGGTCTCATTTAAAGGCTCCGCAACCTGAAGGTGGCGCTCGTAAGAAATCGTTCTGTGCAAGAATGTCAGGCATGCCCGGTCCTATGAAAGATGAGAATGGTAAACCAACTCGTAAAGCAGCTTCTTTAAAGAGATGGAAATGCTAAATGTCAGTATTCGAGATATTAACTTTGGTTTCATACCTATTGGGTGGTATTGTGGCTTTTATCGTCAAAGATAAATCTGACGAACTTAAACGTCAGGGTATTCTTTTAAATAAAACTAGAGAAGAGGTCGCACGTGATTACATTACTAAATTCGAAGTTCGTAGCGATATGGACAAAATTATCAGCCGTTTTGACAGGCTGGAAGAAAAGCTTGATCGCTTTATTGAAGGACATAAATAATGCCAAGCAAAAGTAAAAAGCAGCATAATTTGATGGAAGCGGTTGCTCATAATCCAGCATTCGCTAAGAAGGTAGGAATTTCCCAGAAGGTTGGGAAAGATTTTGCAACTGCCGATAAAGGCAAAAAATTTAACAAAGGTGGAACAATCATGGCAACTCAGAAATTTGTAAAAGGCGAAGCAATGGGCAAAGTTAAGACTGCAGCTCCAAGTCGTGACGGTATTGCTCAAAAAGGTAAAACTCGTGGAACAATGATCAAGATGGCTGGCAATAGCATCGGTACTGGTCCAGCTCCTAAAGCTAAAGCCAAGAAGTAATCATGGACGCTAAAGACGTTGTTGATTCAGTAAAAGGCATTGCCAAAGACCTGAAAGATAAGGTCATGGGAACTGACGAACAGAACGCTAAGGCTTCTGCTGAAATGAAGGCTCAAGATGCAAAGAGTCCTGATACAGTACAAGCTAAGGTTAATAAGATTGTTGGTTACAAATCCGGTGGTATGGCTCGGTCTTCAGCTTCTAAACGTGCCGATGGCTGTATCGTTAAAGGTTTTACTAAAGCATAAGGAATAGATATGAAAATGGTTAAAGAGGCTCAAGAGCCAATCGCAGGTCCAGATATGGTTCGTCATGACGACTTCATCGCTAAACACGAAGATGGCGGTCATAAACACCATAAGCATGAATTTAAAAAGCATGCAGCTGGTCACAAGCATCACATGGATGTAGTTGTTGCCATGCATAAAGGCGGGAAGGCTTGCTAATATGAGAGCAAGCCGTGGTATGGGCGATATTAAGCCCTCCAAAATGCCTAAAAAGAAGACCATTCATCGTACGGATAATCCAAACGATGTGGAACTCTATGCAAAGGGTGGCAACGTTGCCAAAAAGAAGGTTAAAGTTTCTAAAGGTATGAAGAAATAATGGCTATTCAAACAACCGGAACCAGCATGTTCAACCTTAATATGAACGACCTTGTAGAAGAGGCGTTTGAAAGGTGTGGCATTGAATTACGTTCCGGTTATGACCTCAGAACTGCTACCCGTAGCTTGAATTTGCTCACAATTGAGTGGGCAAACCGAGGAATTAACCTATGGACAGTAGAAGAAGGTCAAATTCCAATGGTTACAGGGCAGATTAGCTACCCTTTACCAGTCGATACCATTGACCTTTTAGACCATGTAGTGCGTACAAATGCGGGTACTCCGAACCAATCGGACATTAATATCACCCGTATTTCAGAGCCAACATACTCAACTTTGCCTAATAAACTGGCACAAGGCCGTCCTATTCAGGTATGGATTAACCGCCAAAGTGGAAACACTAACCCTACTAATGATTTATTGATAGGCAATGGATCTACTAGCGGAATCTCCTCCACTGATACGACTATCGTTCTTAGTAACGTAAGCGATTTGGCTGCCGCTGGATTCATTCAGATTGATAACGAGATTATCTACTATCCTAACGTGTCCCAAACAGGCAACCAGCTGCTTAATTGCGCCCGTGGACAGAATGGAACGACTCCAGCACCTCACACTACTGGCTCTAAAATTTACGTGCCACAGCTGCCTTCTATTAACGTCTGGCCTACTCCTAATTCACCCGGCAACCAATACACTTTTGTTTATTGGAGAATGCGCCGCATTCAGGATGCTGGTACTGGTACAAACATTAATGACATTCCATTCCGTTTTATTACGACAATGGTGGCTGGACTTGCTTATTATTTAAGCATCAAATTGGCTGGTGTAGATCCTAATCGTATCGCTATGCTTAAAGCTGATTATGAGCAGCAATGGGATCTGGCTTCACAGGAAGATAGAGAAAAGGCTGCAATTCGTTTCGTACCTAGAAACATGATGTATATAAGGTAAGACATGCCATCAAAGTTTGCTTCTGGTAAACACTCGATTGCCGAATGTGATCGGTGTGGTCAACGCTATAAGTTGCATCAGTTAAAACGGGAGATTATCAAAACCAAGCTGTTTAATCTATTGGTATGCCCAGAATGCTGGGATCCAGATCAGCCACAATTACAACTTGGTATGTACCCCGTTGATGATCCACAAGGCGTACGTGATCCACGCCCAGATGTAGGTTATAGAGTATCAGGAACCACAGGTCTTCAGGTTTACCAAGGTGGCAATAACACCGTTGGTCAATTCGGATACCCGCAAGATGGTAGTAGACAGACTCAATGGGCATGGAACCCCGTTGGAGGAGCAAGTTTATTTGACCGTGCATTAACGCCAAACAGCTTGATTCCTGTAATAACAATCGGTACAGTATCAATATCAACCACATAGGAGTAGTAAAATGGCAAAAAAACATGATGACGCAGCTCAAGACAAGAAATTAATTTCCAAGATGATTAAAGCTGCTGAGAAAAAAGAACCCAAAGGCATGAAAAAAGGTGGCGTAACTGGCAAAGAAATGAGAGCAGTTGGTCGCAATATGGCTCGTGCAAACAACCAAAAGGCTAAATAAAATGGCTATCGCTAAAAACGTTAAACCGACTACTAAAAATAGTCCTCCAGTAAAGACTGGTGCTAATCGCAACAATAAACCTGATGTTGATTATGCAAAGAATGGTGAAAGTGCAGCTGACGCTAAAGCCGCTACTAAATACATGACTGATCCTAATACTATGAAGGCAGATGAATCTATGCCCGGTGGTATGCCAGCTCGCCGTGTATCAGTAGGTAACATCACTAGAGGCCCTAAGACTGACGGCGTTAAAATCCGTGGTACAGGTGCAGCTACTAAAGGTGTTATGTCACGAGGACCAATGGCCTAATGAATTACGTCCAGTTACAACAAGCAATTCAGGATTACGCCGAGACAACAGAACAGTTGTTTGTAGCAAATATACCTACCTTTGTCGTTCAGGCAGAGACACGTATATACAACACGGTTCAAATTCCTTCTTTGCGTAGAAACGTAACTGGTGCGTTAACTGCTGGTAATCAGTACTTATCATTGCCTAATGATTGGTTGGCAACGTATTCAGTAGCGGTTATAGACACCACTGGTAACTACAATTACCTTTTGAATAAAGACGTGAACTACATTCGTCAAGCGTATCCAAACCCAACTCAGACTGGTTTGCCATATCAGTATGCTGTTTTTGGATCGCAGTATTCAGACATTAATGAGCTATCTTTAATCGTTGGACCAGTTCCAGACAATAATTATGCTGTAGAACTTCATTATTTTTATTACCCACCAACAATCGTTCAGGGTAAAATTAGCGTTCTTTCCAGCATCATCACTGGTGGTACGCTATATGTGCCGGGCGTTTATGAGAATACTGCTTTAACTGGTGGATCAGGATCTAATGCTACAGCTACTATCGTGGTTGGTATCTCTGGAATTGTAACCAATGTAACGTTAACTAATGGTGGTCAATTCTATGTTCCGGGTGACGTTCTTTCTGCCGATGCTGCTAACTTAGGCGGATCAGGATCAGGGTTTACCATTAATGTATCCAACATTTCCAACACTACTGGGACATCTTGGCTTGGTGATAACTATGAGCCAGCTCTGTTTTATGGCGCTATGCGTGAAGCAATGATCTTCCAGAAGCAAGAAGCTGAACTCATTAAAGAATACGAAGACAAATATCAAGAAGCTATGTCTCAATTGAAACGTCTTGGTGATGGCCTTGATCGTGGTGATGCTTACCGTGACGGTCAAACCAAACTACAGGTTAAAACATAATGGCTATTGTTCAAGCAGCATGTAACGTATTCCAGCAGAACTTACTCAATGGTAATGAGAACTTTACTACTGGAACTTATTACATTGCCCTTTATAACGCCAATGCAAACTTAGACGCTACTACTTTGGCATATACCAATGTCAATGAAGTCGTTGGAACTGGATATACGGCAGGTGGTCAGCCTTTAGTCATCACTACCCCGCCAACTATTAGCGACCAATACAGCGCTACTTATGTATCTTTTGCGAACGCATTATGGTCTCCTGCATCCTTTACCTGCAGGGGTGCTTTGGTCTACAATTACAATACAGGTGCAGCTTGTTTTGTATTGAACTTTGGATCAGATAAAACTTGCAATAATAGCTTTACAGTGACATTCCCAGCAGCGTCTCCAACGTCTGCTATTTTGACAGTAAGCAGTTATACCGCTGCTAACGTAATAAGTTCTGGTGATTAAGGAGTATTTATGAGCAGCGAAAAATCTAAAATTGGCGATACCGTAGGAGCCAGTGCTTCATTTGGTGGCGGGTCTATTGATAACTTTGGCTTAGAAGGTGTATATGTTGCTACTTGCTATGATGCAGATGGCAATGAAAAGTGGTCTGACACTATTGAAAACTTGACCACAAACGTAGGTCGTGCCAACTTAATGAACTCGTATTTTGCAAATACTGGTGGCGGTGCGATTGTTATGGGTCTAGGAGGCGCTAATGGTTCTTCAACATTTACCCCAGCATATACAGATACTCAAGCATCCCACGCTGGTTGGTATGAAGTTGGTAATGCTAATGCTCCTACTTACTCTGGAACCCGCAAAACCCCATCTTTCTCATCCGCAAC